GTGTCGAAGCGTTATTAAAAAACCGCCCCCCTTTCGCAGAATTGCATGAAATGCACAAGGTTTGAAGATTCCAGTCTTCGTCGCTTCCATTCTGACTTCTTGGAATTATGTGGTCAACAGAATTGCCTTCCATTCCGCATTGCTGGCAAGTGTAAGAATCGCGTTGCAAGATTCGTTGTCTGATTTTGCGCCATTGGCTTGTTGAACCACTGTGTTTAAGTGCTGAAGTCATGTCAGTAATAGTTCCGTTCTTGATGAAACGCCCATGCCTTGCATGGTGTTTGATAACGGTTTGTTATGTAACGAATCGTTGCGTCTATCTGTCTGAATGGGTCAAGATCACGGTAATGCTTCGACCTCATTTGTCCCAATCCATAATGACTGCCATTGCGTGCAGTGTATGACCAACGACTTTCCTTTGTAATGATCTTATTGAAACATTGAAACTCTTTGTAATCTAGCAAACGACTGTGTGCATAAAGTTTCAAATGGTCAATTGAGTAAGTCGCATTTGCTTGGGCAGGGCTTGCCCCTATCGGTGCGATCAGGCTAGTGATTAGCAACAACCATTGAATTCTTTTTATCTTTATCTTTTTGTTTTTAAGATTATTTGAAAGAACTTCATTCTTGTGATTATCCCGAAAAGGCGGGGTGTTGTTGTATGCGTCAAGCGTACACCCCCCAGTCAAGGGTTGAATAACTTTGTGCGTGGGCTTGGGCGTGTCCCACAAGTTTTGCACCCCTGTTGATGAACCCTGTGGATAACTTTTCACTGGTGTCCCCAACCGTCGCCCTTGAAGGAAATGCCAAAGGTTGAATAGACCCTACTCATGTTTTGCCCGCAGCAGATTGGTTGGTGTTCTTCATGGATTGACTTATCCACCTCAACACTGATTTGGCACACGACGCATTTAAACTCATAGATTGGCATTTGACTGACCAATCAGTGCAATGCCCATGAATTCGCATTTGGTGCATTGAAGCACTTCCACACCGTCGGGCAGGTTGTCGGTCACTTTGTGAATCAGTTGCTTGGTGATCTTCTTGCATTTTCGACATTCAAACTGAACGGTTTCCATAATTGCTTCTCCTCAGGTTTTCAATCGGCTGAAGGTTTATCTGCGTGACCCACCAATTTGGTTGTTTGGTGTGACGGTACTTTGGACGTTTTGCCATTGCAATGGGTATCCAGCCCGCAATGAAATAATGTGGACTTTCGCCCGTCACTAGAATGGCAACGTCGTCAGTGCGATCGTATTCATGGATTATCAGTTGCCCCGCAACGTACTTAGTCCACCGGACTTCAAAGTGACTGCCAACGTCGGCTTTGGTTTTGCCCTTTTGTTCAAATGGGTCAAATGGAAATCCCAAGTATTTTGCAACCACCCATTCACTGCCAATGCTTTCGGCGTCTTGTGCAATGAGTTCGTGAAGCGATTTGTCTTTGGTGTAACTACCCTCACGGGTTTGCCAATAATCCTTGTTTTGCTTGGCAAGATGAATTGCCGCTTCATGGCAAATGAATTCCTCATCACGCGTCAGTGTGACTTTCATCTGCAATCCCTGCAAAACCAAATGATTTTATCGTCACCGTAACCCTTTTGATACCCGAAGGCGTCAAAACGCACCAAGATTGAACACTTATCGCATTGTTCAACTTTGTATTCAGCAACAACTTCACCATTTTCCAGCAATTTGCCCTTCATGGTTTGCGGGTTAATGATTTCCATAAAATCGCCCATGTCACACCTGCGGTTTCCATGTGCCGTCGCTAGTGAAGACGTACCACAACGGGTCGCACTGATTTGGCTTGCGTCCAACGCATGAATAATTTGCCCAATCCTTGCCCGTCTTGGAACTTGTACCAGTGCGCCAAACGCGGTGTCCATGACTGCACTTGGGTGCTTCCTTGACCAATTCACCACCCAATTGTTTTGTTATTTCTTCCATGCTTGAACCCAATGAAGGAATTCCTGTTTTTTCGGCTGCTGGCATGTCACCAAACTTGGTTGTCCAATAGTCCGTTGTGTCGGTGTTGGCGACTTTGGCTGGTGTTGTTTCCACCTGTTCCATGATTTCTTTGGTGCTTCGTTCAGCACCGCCCATGACCAATTGTTGAACACGCATGATCGCGCTTGTCACCGAATCTTCAACGAACCAACGTTTCATGTTTTGCTGGTACGCCCCCTGATACCCGTAAGCATAATCAACGCCCGCTGGTTGTAAATCAGTGTCATTGCGATACGCCTTCGCTTCAACTAGGACATAACCCTTCTCAGCACTGAATTCAACAATGCGGGTTTCAATGCGACCTGTTGGGTAAGTGCGCAACCAGCGTTCTAAGCGTTCGCGGCTTGCTTCGTAATTGTCCAAGAACCCCATTTATTTCACTTCCTTTTTTGTCTGTGAAATGTGGCGACTGATAGCGCGCCCGCGTGTATAGCCTTCACGGTTGCCGTCTTTGTGCCCTATTGAATAACCAAAGGCTGCTGCAAATACGCACAACAAGCCAATAAGGAACAACGCCTTCAGCGTTTGTGGGTCTAATAGATCAAGTACCATTTTGAATTCTCCCGATTCTAGGCGGTAACTGCTACCACCTGAACTCAGGGTGACGCATGAGCAACGCGCCGTCAAGAACCTTGCGTGTTTGTCGGCGTGTCTAACGGCTTTGGCTTGGATTTAAGTCCGTTTCCAGCGAGAACCCCACCCAATGAACCAGTCAGGAAGATTGCCAGCGTTTTCAATAAGTCAATGAACGCCGCGTCGTTGGGTGCTTGTGCCCCAATTGGTTGCGTGACGAAAATGAGCGCGTAAGTTATGCCCAAAGTTACGATTAAAAACACCGCAGCAAGGGTTGAACCAATTATCAGAATCAGTTGAGCGTGGACGTCCTCAGGGGTTCGACGGCGTGTGGCTTTGTGCTTCGATCTTTCCAATGATGTCTGAAGTGCAAGTTCCAGTGGGGATACACTGCGGTTCTTGACATTCTGGGTTTTCCCAGTTGATGAATTCTTGGCACTCATAACGTGTCCACCCTTGATACCCACAAGCAGTCAGCATTGACGAAAGTGCCCAAGCCAATGCCGCTGCCGTGAGTTTTCGGGTCACTTCCCCGATAACCCGAAACTTTTATCTTGCGGGTTTAACCAGCGCAAAATCACTGGTGCAACCGCTGCGACACCTGCCATTGCAAGTGTCTTTGGGTCTGTCACACCTGCCATGTATAAGGCAAGCGCGGCTGCCATGAATGATCGTGCCCATGAAGCGGCTAAGGCTTTGGCTTTGTCCATTTTTTTGTTTTCTCCTTTGTCGGTTTTTCTCCCGATTTTGGCACTTCAACTGTTGGAAATTCGCCCTTGTAAGGAACGAACTTTGGAATTCCAAACCCAACAATTTCCTTGCCAATGTTTCGAATCTTCACCATTACCATGCCGCCATTGCGTTGGTCGCCTGTCCCGCTGGTGTTGCCTTCGATTGTGACGCATTGTTTGTCGTCAATTAAGCCAACAACAATGCCAATGTGAGAAATGCGATCAACACCGTCATGTGGAAAATCCATAAATGCCAATGAACCCAGTTGTGGCGTTGTTGACCAACGATTTGTTTCCTTAAATTTATGCGCACCAGCAGCAGTGCCGACGACTGAATGAATCTTGACGCCCGCTTGTGCTGCACACCAATTCACGAATGACCCGCACCACGCCAAGCCGTCTGCCTTCATAAATTTGCCGTATTTGGTCAGGTTGTCGCCTTCTTCAACCGTTCCAATTTCAGCCTTTGCTATTTCAATCAGTGCAGCAGAAGTGCCTTGTGGATAAATGCTCACTTTTCTAATTCTTCCAAATAGCGTTGATAATCAGAATTTTCAGGGTCTTTTGGAAAAATTGCTTTTACGCCATTTCCTAAATCTTGTTCAATGTATTCTGTTCCGTCTGGGTGATTTTTGATTGTGTATGTCATTTTACAACTCCGCACTTAGGGCAACTGATGAAGAAGCATTGTTTGAAAAAATAGTTCCTGCCTGACCCGCAGTTCCGGACACTTCAGTTGAATTGTAAAGCAAACAACTTTGAGTTGTTGCTTGATACAAAGTAATACTGTTAAAAGCGTCAGTTCCATTGTTTCGGGAAAATGAATAATAATCTGTTCCTGTTGAAATAATTAAAGTTGGTGCGGTTCGCATAGGGGTTGGAAACCTAAACACCCATTCAAGTTGACCAGCATTGTAATAAGAACCAGTGCTGATCCATTGGTTTGAACCGTCAATAAATCGCCAGTAATAGCGTTGGCATGCGGCTAATTCGCCTTGAATTGTTTGTGTCGCAGTTGAAAAATTAGTTGCCGATGAATTGGCTTCAACTTGAACACCCCAAATGTCAATTGTTTGTGCAGTGTTATTTGGAAAGTTTATTGCAAATTCTAAATAAGAACCTGAACCAAAAGTTTTGCCTGAAACGCTTGGCATGGTGAATGTGTAAGTAAAACGTTGCCATGATGTAGTTATGCTTATGTTGCTGTTTGCTACAACGGAATAATCCATTGAAGAACCACCTGAACCGTAATTTCGATTTACGGCAAAAGAACCTGTTCTTGAAGCGTCTGCCTTTACCCATGCACTAAATGTCACAACTTGACCTGCAAAATTGCGACCGTTTTCAACTCTTTGAAGCATTAAATTGTAGGTTGCACCTGTTCCTGCAACTGTTTGCGCTAATCGCCAAAAAAATGTTCCTTCGTATCCCGCAACTGGTGCAGTTCCAGCGGAAAAGGTTTGTTGGCTAACCGTTTTTGTTGCGCCTGACCCATTACCAAAAACCATAAAACGATCACAAGTGTAAGTGGCGTCTGCTGGATTACTAAAAGACGTTCCGCGTTGCCAAATGCCAAAATCTCCATTTATTATTGCATTTTTTCCAGCCACAAATGGCGAACCGCTTGAAGCAGTTGTCCAAGTGAAATCCATGTCAGTGTTTGAATTTTTTGAAAGCACCTGACCACTTGTGCCGCCTTTGAGATCAGCCAATGAAGTGTCAACGGCTTGACCAAATGTTTCAAAATCAGCGGGCAGGTCTGTGACCAAGTCCGTCGAAGTGGGCATTTGCCACCCGAAATTGCTAGTTGGATTAGTCATGTTTTCTCCTTATCAAGTGACAATTGTGGCACGTTGCCAATCAAGCGTTGGCGACACGCCCGACCAAATTTTTGTTCCCGATACCTGCTGCCATTCCAGTGCTTGCAATGAATAAGCGGTTGGGGAAATAAGCAACGAAACGGAAACTTGATTGTACGACGCACGGAATGACCAGCCTTCAACAAAACCCTGATAAATCGAACC